GATGAGGAAGTCTAGCTGATACTTCGCGACTCGCGATTTCAAACTTTGGACCCAAGCTGCAATCTGCGTAGGATTCGGTGTCCGTGTCTCTCCCTTTCGGGTTTGACACATCCACGTCGGCCAATCCGCACACCCAAAAAGTGCCCCTGGAACAGATAGCATTAGCCATAAGGCTCGAGCTCTCGACGACATCCGTTTCAAAGGTTTCCCTTCTAATCCTGACGCCGCTTTGAACCCTAACCCTACAAAGACACCTATGGAGTATAAACTGAAACCGATACCGCGAGCAGCTAAATTCGCCGCAATCTCCGGCACGGAGCTCAACGCGAGCCAACCTGGCGCCAATCCTGACAGAGGAAGAGGAGTTAAATCCTCTCCATGCCAGAAGAAGCGTTTGGCGAACTCGAACGTTAAATTCCGTCCAATGATGGACTTGCTACTGTTAATACCGACTCCAATACGCTCCATAAATACTTTGTACTCACGAGCGACACCGGGATGACCAATCACGATGTCGTCTCCGAGTATAGCGTATAGATCGAACCAGCCTGCAACGCCTGCTAGGCGCGCACAGTACTGCACAATACAATGGTGAGTGAGAGCTAACATCGCCCAAGAACTATACGCCCCCATGGGTTGGCCTACAGCGTACTTGACGGCCATCAACTTACCGTCCTTCCCTCGCCCGCATGTTGCGTTTGAGAGAGCCGGACTCAGTTGAAACCATCTTTCCGTCATAAACCAGCGCCACGAGGCCGCCAGTCTTAAGTTAGTTAACGCACCCAAGAGATTCTCTTGGAGCGATACAGGCAGTCTATCGGTCGCTGCCGACAAATCAAAAGACCACACTCTTGACAACCCTCGTTCCCGCATTACTTTCACTAATTTCTTAGCTGGGGCAATTTGGTCATAAAGGCCATCTTGAGGGATCTTTCGAAGTATCGACTTAAACAGATACAGGTGAAGCGGACGCAACACCCACTGCGTGAAGCTATCGACCATCGCGAATACTCTTACCTTACCAGGCTCCGCCTTCGTCGCAAGACGGCCTAACATGATCCCAGGCTGGGAAAGTGCCACACCCGTGGCTACCAAAACTCGACGAATAGCACCATCACCGCCCTTCCAGGCGGCTCCGGCTGAACC